ATATAAATACATACATACATACATACATATGAAAACTAATAAAACTATATCTCTCTGCTCTGAACTCAACAAGCAAGTGATAGATTCACAAATGAATCTCTCTGAATTTGTAGAAGATGCTTTAAGAGAATACTTCAAAGAGCCACTATCTGAAGAAGCAATAGAAATAGAGTCTGCTGAAATTGAGAAACAAATTGAGGAACTTAATAACAAACGTGTTGAAGCGTTTAAGAAAAAAGAGAAAGAAGATTTAATTGCAAAAATTGATCTTCCTGAAAATTTGAAGTTTTGGATTACAAGAAAAGAACAACGTCCAACTATGATTGAGATTGGAGAATTTTGTAAAGCTTCTGGAATAGTTCCATTTGATTCAATAGCAATTGCTAAAGAATGGGATAAGATCCATGGCAGATAGCTGGAAATCTCAAGTTCGTAAAGAAAGAGAAAAGTTCCACAGGAAACAGAAGGGTAAGAGCAATCCTAAGCTCAAAAAAGCTCAAGATCATGAATTACAAGGGAGGTTAATAAAAAATGACACTTAAAAGAGACCTAATTGAAAGAGAAATTGCAGGATCTACAGCTGCAATAGAAACACACTCTAATGGAATTAAAATTCATAGTATTGTTTTAAGAGCTTTTAGAGAGGAATTAAAAAAATGCCCAATAGAAACTACGAAAAAGGAAGAAGAAAAGAATACAAAGTCTGCAAATCCTTCAGAGAAAAAGGCTGCATAATTTCTCAAAGATCTGCAGGATCACATTCACCAATAGATGTTTTTGCTATTGATAAATCAAAAAAAACAATATATTTCATACAGGTTAAACCAGACGAGTATGATAAATCTAAAGCCAAAAAGATAAAGGAGGAGCTGAAATACCTTAATGGTGTCTGGAATGTTCAGTTTCTCCTAATATGAAATATGACATTAATAGGCCATGGCTAACCTTAGATAAATGGCAGAAAGAATATATTTACACAGATGCAGAAATTAATTGTTTCTTGCTAACCTCTCGTCAAGCTGGAAAAACTACTGCAATGAGTATAAAAGCTGTAGAATTATGCATCAAACATCATAAAAAAGGAGAAGATGTATTAATAGTTTCCGTTACTGAAAAGCAAGGCTATCACCTCTTGGCAAAAGCTCTTTCTTACGCTCATGAAGTATATCCACAACATGTAGTAACAAAAGGAAAAGATAAACCTACCAAACATAGAGTCACTTTTCGTAACGGAACTCACATTCTATGTTATGCTGCTGGTGATACAGGAGAAGGATTAAGAGGATTTACTATTAAAAAACTAATGATTGATGAAGGATCTCGTATGAGTGAAGAGTTCTTTGTTGCGGTTTCTCCAATGCTCTCTGTAATTAAAGGGAGCATGGACATTGCATCAACCCCATGTGGTGCAAGAGGATTCTTTTTTGCAAGATCTCAAGATCCAAAATTTAAAAGATTCTATGCTCCTGCAGAGGAATGTCCAAGACATACAGAGGAATTTCTTGCTGATGAACGTAAAAGAATGACCAAACTTCATTATGCACAGGAATATGAAGCACAATTCTTAGATGCATTAATGCAATTCTTTCCTGATAAACTAATTAAAAATGTTCAAAAAGGTAAAAGGAGGGAATCAATTATAGATAATAGAAAATACTATATTGGAGTAGATGTTGGAGGTATGGGTGGTGATGAATCTACATTTGAAGTTCTTGATGTTACAGATCTTAAAAATATAAAACATGTAGAATCAGAAACTATGGATCTTGTCTTAACTACTGATACAACTCGGAGAATTATCTCACTTGATAACAGGTATCGGTTCAAACGGATTTATGTGGATGATGGAGGGTTAGGGTTTGGAGTTTTCTCGGAACTCATTGAGAATCCAAAAACCCGTAGAAGGACTGTTGCAATTAATAATTCTTCAAGAATAAAGGATAAGGATAAAAAAGAAAAGAAATTAATAAAAGAGGAACTCTATAACAATCTAAAAATTTTAATGGAAAGAGGTGAGATTGAATTACTTGATGATCCAGAAATATTTCAATCATTAAGATCAGTTCAATTTGAATATACCGACGCTGGTAAGTTTAAAATATTTGGAAAATACACTCACATTGCTGAAGGATTAGTTAGAGCAGCATGGGCGGTAAAAGACAAAAGTTTAAATATTTCCAATTATTGTAAATTCTATGGCAGATACGGGGATATTCGCAACAACAGCTGAAGTGGAGAGAAAAGCTGGTGCAAATGCATCTGCAACTTCTAAAGCAGAGGCGTATGTTAATGATTATATGACTCAAGTTGAATCTCATATTAATGCTCTTACAAGATATAATTGGTCTGATGCATATGCAGGATTAAATGTTGATGTCAAAGGAATCCTTAAAGAAGTTGCATCTAATTTAGCTGCAATATATGTGATCCAATATGATATGTCTGGCTATACAAGTCGTATTGAAGCAGAAGATATGATCAATGTTTTAAGAGATTCAGCATTAAGAGGATTAGCAATCTTAAAAAGAATAAATACACAAACATTCATGATAGGAGCATAAATGGCACACGATTTCAAAAACTTTCCAGAATTAACAAACTCACAAATGCAATTCTATTATTTTGATTCTCCTCATCAACAAATTACAGAAAATTTCAAAGCTAAAGTTACTAAGGTTATTGATGGAGATACAATTAAAGTTAGAACAGATTTTAGAGATTTTGATTTTAAAATCCGTATGGCAAAGATTGCAGCTCCAGAAAAGACTGAAGAAGGGGGAATTGAGGCACAGAAACATCTGGAATCCTTAATCCTCAACGAGGACGTAGATGTTGTTATCAACAAGAACAATCGTGTCGGGAAGTGGGGTCGTTTGATTGGTGAGATTATTCTTTTTGGAATGAACATAAACTATGAGATGGTTGATTCACAGTTAGCAATTAGATGGGACGAAAGGACAAAAATCCCTCAACTTGATATAGATTTAATATTAGGAGGTTTTGAAGTATAATGGCATTCAATGTTCCGAAAGTTCCAACAATATTTGATGTTCCAATCTTTGATGAAAAGAACTTTGATCTACAATATGATGGAGATGATTTTGCAATAGATGAAAATAATATAATTTCTATAACAGGAGCTGGAAATAGTGGCCATGCTTATTCAGGAACTGCACAAAGCACAACTTCAACTTCATATCAAGATTATGTTTATGCTAATGTAACTTTAACAACTTCAGGAAAAAGTGTTTTTATAACTACAAACTGTTCTGTTGTGAATGATACAGCAGACAAAGGAGTTAATATTAGGATCTCAAGAGATAATGCAGCAGCAACTTCTGGTGCATTAAATAGAATCCAGAATGATACAGGAGAACCGGGATTTTCAGGATTATCTATGAGCTGGATTGATACTCCAGCAGCAGGATCTCATACTTATGAAATTCAATTTAGACAGCCGGGAGCAGGAGGACAAGCTTCTATGTTTGGTGCAATAACAGCTTTTGAATTAATATGACAGATCAAAGAATAGATTCGGCCGTTGCAAGTGACTTGACAACACAAGTTACAGATTATTCAGTAGATACTGCTTCAACAGATGGAGCTTTTGAACAAAGAGAAACTACATGGACTAATACTGAAGCTTCACAATATCTTGGTTATTATAAAAAAATTCCAGAATGTAGATCTGTAATTGATGCAAGAGCTACATGGACTATTGGTAAAGGATTTAAAGCAGATGAGATTACAACAATGCTTTTAGATACAATAGAAGGAATTAGCAAAGATACATTTAATTCAATTTTAGAAAATTTAGTTAGAGATATGCAAATCTATGGAGATGCTTATGCTCAAATAGTTTTAGATGATGAAGATAATTTAATTAATCTTAAAGTTTTAGATCCAGCTGTGATGGTGCATGTTGTAAATCAACAAGGACAATTTATTAGATATGAACAAAATTCAAAGGTTAAAGGACAACCCCCTAAGAAATTTGCTCCAGAGAAGATCTTTCACATAATGAGAAATAGAGTTGCAGATGAAATTCATGGAACTTCTCTAATTGAAGCTCTTGAATGGATAATCTTAGCAAAAAATGAAGCTATGGCAGATATGAAACAATTAATGCATAGACACGTAAGGCCTCTATTTATCTTTCATTTAGATACTGATGATCCTACAGAAATTGCAACTTATAAATCAACTAATGATGCTTTAACAGGCAAAGGAGAAAACCTGTATGTTCCCAAAGATGTTGTTGTTCCAGAACTTATGGCTGTTGCGCCTAACTCAACATTAAACCCTATCCCATGGTTAAATTATCTTGATGAACAATTCTATGAAACCTCTCAAACTCCTAAAATTATACTTGGAGGATCTGGTGAATTTACAGAAGCTTCAGCAAAGATTGCATATTTAGCATTCCAACAATCTGTAGAAGAAGATCAATTAGCTATTGAAGAACAAGTTTTAAAACAATTAAATGTGTTAATAGAATTAGAGTTCCCTGTGTCTCTTGAAAATGAATTATTATCAGATAAAGCTAAAGATCAAGAACAAGGAGCTGTTCAACCAAATGATACAACAGCAGGGAGGGGTGAATAATAATGAAATGCCCTTATTGTAATAAAAAAAAACCACATGGGCATAAGGGATGTAATGAAGTTGGATTGATGAGAATACAAATAGGAGAAAATAATAATGAAAAAAAAAATTGAGAAAAAAAAAATAGATTGGAGAATCGTTGCTATAGGTATAGCCGGTTTAGTAGCAATAGAAATAGTGGCTCTTATGAAAGGAATAAACGGGGCTTTACTTACTACAATAGTTGCGGTTATTTGCGTGGCTATCGGAGTTACAATTCCAAATCCTATAAAGGTAAAATAAAATGACAGCAAGAGAAGAAAGAAGAAAAAAAAGGCAACAAGAAATTGATAGAAGAAATCAAGAAATAGAGAAAAACAGAGGTAAAGGTAGAGGAGGAACTAAAGATCCAATTTTCTTAAACTTCACACCTGAAAGAGAACAAGAAATTAAAGGAGAATTAGATAAAGGCGCAACTTTAGAAGAAACTTTAAAACAACCAGAATCTACAAAAGGAAGAACTCTACAAGAACAAAGAGAAAACTTACCAGATACTGCTGGAGGAAAATTATTAAAGTTTATTTCAAGTCCTAAACTAACTGCATTCTTAGCCACAACTTTAGCAACTCTTGGATTAGGTGCATTAATTGGAGGAGGAGCTGCTGCTGCTGGAGCTGTTGGAAGAGGTGCTGCTGCTGCAAGAGGAGCTACAGGAGTTATTACAAGAACTGCTACAAGAGGATTAGGAGCAAGATCTGTTTCTATGACAACTCAAAGGGCATTCACAGGAAGAGCTGCAACAAGTCAGAAAATCCTAAGACTTTTTAAGAATCCTAAGACAAGAGCAATAAATACAAGATACGCTTCAAATTCAAAATCACAAATATTAACAAAATCTTTCTTTAGGAAATTAGCTGTAAATCCAAATACATATTTAGCTGCTATAGGAACTTATCCTTTTGCTGGATTTATTAAAGAAGAAGCATTACAAACTTTAGATTTTGGAATTAGAACTGCAGAAGAAAATGATGATCTTGAAGGGTTTGCATTAGCACTTGAAGAAAAAGAAAGGTTATTAGATCCTACTGTTACTGACAGAATAATTCAAGCTGTTCCTTTTGCAAACATTGTAAAGAAATTAAGAGACTATTTTAAAGCAGCAAGAGTAAAATTAGAAATTGATAAAACAAGATTTGCTCAAGCTCTTGAAGGATTAGATGAAGATGTTATAGATGAATTTACTCAATCAAGAATAGATACAAGACAAAGACAATTAGAAGAAAGAGCTGAAGATGCTGAATATTTTAGATTAATTAGAGAAGGTAAGTATGAAGAAGCTCAAGCTTTATTAGATTTACAGTTACAAGGAGGTGGATAATATGACAGATGAAAAAAAAGAAACACAAGAAATACAAGAAGAGGAAAAGGGGAAAACAGAGGAAAAAGCAACTCCGACGATCAAGGAAACAGACGAAGTTGCCACAAGGCTTAAAGAAGAAAACGATAGAAGAGAGGACATCTTAAGAAGAGAAGAGGATTTATATGCTAAAAGGAAATTAGGAGGAGATGCAGAAGCTGGTCAAAAAGCTCCTGAAAAAGTTAAGCTTTCCGACGAGGAATATGCTACACAAGTAGAAAAAGGCTTAGCAAACCCTATGAAGGAAGATGGATTCATATAAACTAAAGTAACGAAACATTTAAATATAAGTGGAGATAACAAATACTATGGCTAATGAGGCGATTCTCATACAACAACTGCAAGACAGATTACCAGAAGTCACAATGGCTGATGGGGCTTCAGGCACAGACATTGAAAAAGGAACAATTCTACAATTAACTGATGCTAATACAGGATCTGCTTCAAGTGCAGATGGACAATTCTTTGCAGGTATTTTAGCTTCTGAAAATGTTGGAGCTGATGGACAAACTCGTTATGCTGTATGGACTAAAGGAATCTTTGATTTAAAATTAACTGATGCTACTGTTGCAGCTGGAGAGCCTGTTAAAATTGCAGGTGCAAATTTAGTTGCTTTAGCAGATGATGATACTATCGAAAATTCAAGAGAAGTTGTTGGTGTTGCTCTACAAGATGGAGCTGCTAATGAAGTAATTGAAGTGATGGTGGGAGAAAGATAATGACAGAAGAAGAAAATAAACAAGAACAAGAAGAAGAAGTATTAGAGGAAACTGAAGAAACTGAATCTGAAGAGGAGTCTGAATAATGGCAGATCAAATAGGACAGCAAGACGTTTATGGGGAAAATATAAATCGTGCTGTAAAAGGATTCGGATTAAAGAAGTTCAAGATGAAACAAGTTCTTATGGAAGTAAGTTCTAACAAATTAACAGAAACATATTATAGAGAAACTGCAGCTGAATTATCAGCTCACGGTGAAACATTTTCAATCCAAGGGGTAGCAAGAGGTGCTGCGTTCCCTCATGTAGATCCTTCTTGGACTGAAGTTCAAGGAAGACACGTTAAATTCGCAGCTGAAACATTAGTTTTCTTAGAAGATAAATTATTAGATCAAATTGATATTCAAGCAAGATCTATTCTAAGAGTTGCAAGAGCAATCGCTAATCAAGTAGATTCTTATATTTATACAGAATTATCTGGAGCTACAGGTATTTCAACAGGAGCAGCAAGTGCTACTTGGGACGCTGCTGTAGTTGCTTCAAGAGATCCTATATTTGATATTCTAACAGCAATTCAAACATTAGATGAATCTAACTATGATGCTTTAGAAAATGGGTTCTTATTATTAAGCCCTAAAGATCACACTAATTTAATTAGAAACTCTAAGGTAATTAACAATCCAAGCTTCAAGACTGCAGATGTTGTGAGTAATGGAGTTGTTGGACAAATTGCTGGTTTAACAATAATTAAATCTACATCAGTTACAGCTGATGAAGCTATGATAATTATTGGACAAAGAGCTGCTACATGGCAAGGTGCAATACCTTTAACAAGTGCGGTTGAAGAAACAAAGGGGGTTAATTTTGTAATTAAAAGTTGGGAAATGGGTTTCGTGCAAGTTACTGACCCTGCAGCAATATACGTAATTACAAACACTCAAACATGAGTCACACAGGAAAACTTCTTAGAGGCCAAAAGTGGTGTAAATTTAGAAATCTTTATCAACTCAAAGGTTATGATGAATTATCAGAAGGTGTTTATATGCCAAATGATATTCTTAAAGACTTAGATAAGATGGAAGATGTAACCTACTATTTAGATTTCTTAAAAGATAAAGATGCAAAGGTTGTTGATGATCTATTAAAAAGAATTAAGTTTGTTGAAGGAGGAATCACAAACAGAGGTTTAGCAATAGATCCTAATAAAAGAGCTGCTGCACTATTAAATCTTAAAGAAAAATTAAAAGCATTAGAAACTCCAGAAGTTCCAGAAGAGCCAGAAGTGGATTTAACAACATTAACAAAGGCAGAATTACAAACTCTTTTAGTAGAACAAAATATTGAATATACTGATTCTATGACTAAGGCTGAATTGATTGAATTATTAGGAGGTAATTAAAATGGCTGCTGGTGACTTAACTGCTTCTACACCTACTGTTTGCACAGGATCTACAGCTGTAAAAACTGCAATAGATGCTTTAAACTTAGCTGCTGTAACTGATGAAGTTATGATAATTCCAATTCCAAACTCAAACAATCAATGGTTAGTATTTAAAGTGGAGAGGGCTGCATAAAATGACAGGTGAAGATAAAGAATTTATAAGAGCAAGAGAAGGAATTTTCTCAAGTATAATTGTAGATACAGGATTAACAGGAAGTGCTACCAGTCCAAGTTTAGCTTTTGGAGATGGTAATACAGGTTTTTTTGAAGTTTCTGATAATAGATTAAGAATTGCAGTTGCAGGAACTCCTTATTTTGAATTTCAAGTAGGAAATTTTGGATCTAATGGAACTAAAGGAGCAAATTTAGTAAGTGATTCAGCTACAGGAACAACGCCAGCATTTAATTTTGTAGATGACTCAAATACAGGGATTGGTTCTAATGCTTCAGACCAACTTAGTTTAATTGCAGGTGGTACAGAAGGTATAAGACTTCAAGAAGCTGCAAATAGAGTTATACAAGTGCATAGAGGGACAAGTTTAGGATTAACTGCAGACGCTGGCTCAAGTCAAGGTGATGGAGTTATAACTTCTACATATAATGTTTATACAACTGTTGCAACT